TGATGCGGCTTCGGCAAGGCCGCGTCGACGGCATGGTCAAAGGCGCGCTCAAAGCCGAAACGGCAATCGTTTGCCACTCCACTCTCGGACACGATGAAGCCGTTTGCCGCGGCTTCTATAACCGCCGCATCCCGCGCCCGGTACCGCCGCTCCACGTCGCCATCGAGCGCGCCATTCAGCAGCGTGTGAACGTCGGCCTCGGGAAGCACGCGCGGCAGCGGTGGCTCATCCTTCGGCGTCTTCACCCGCCGCGCCGGGTTGAACGGAATCACCCGCGTCCGGACCAGATAGTCGAACATCGAGCGAACCGCGCCCAGCTTGTTCCGCATCGTGTGCTTGCTCAGTTCCCGATCCATCAGGCCGCTCAGCCAGGCGCGAGTCCGGTGGACATCGATGTCCGCCACCTGGGCGCCCGCCGGCATCGCTTCCACGAACTCCCGGTAATCCGCCGTGTAAGACCGAAGCGTACTGGCCGAACTGTTCCGGCGGACCAGCTCGGCAAGAAACTCCGAGACTGCCGTCCCCAGTTCCACGCACCCCGGTTAAGTTAAGCGGCGGCGCTTCTGTGGATCGCATTCCACAAGGCGCAAAGATCGTGTTCCATGGTGGACAGGGCACGGATGCGATCGCACTCCTGAAGCGGCCTCAGCTCCGCGTCGACGAACGCGAGTACTCGGTCGCAAATCCCCGAGATATCGACGGGAACAGGTGCCGGCCGTTCGGCGTCCACGGCCGCGCTCGCCAACGGCTGCAGGACTTCCTGCCACCGCCAGTCTTCGGCCTTCGCGCGTCCCAGCTCATCCCAGCTTGCGCCGTCGAGCCGCCACAGAACCCACAAGCATTCACCCCGGTGATGCCCCCGCCCTCCGAAAACGCCGGCGCATTCCAGAAGAACCGGAACGCGCGGGTATTCGGGCGAAGGCCTCAGTTTCGATTCTTCCACCACGGAGCCAGGCCGCATCAAGGTGCCGTGGAACACTCCACGGCCGGCGCGTACTTCCACGCGCGACAACAGCTTCGCAAAAGCTTGCGGGCAGTTGCGGGTTGAGCTTCGAGGAAGCGTCACCAATCGTTCCCGCATATACACCAGTATATATGCACTCGCGCGTCACACAAACGTATATACTCAAAAAATGGCGAAGAAATCCCTGTCGGGTAGTAATGGTAAATCGGAGAAGTGGTTTGTGGAGCACCCGGCGGTGGCTGACCGTCTGGTGAAGGAGGGAGTAAGGGGCGCCGTCCCCACGCGGAACGTGTCGATCCGCTTGCCGGTGACGGACATCGAGCGCGCCCAGCAGCTCGCGGCCGCGCGCGGCGTCCCGTGGCAGACGCTGGTGAAAGCGCTGCTGCACGATTGCCTTTTGAAGGAGGTAGGCGCTACCAGTCCCGAAGCCGGCGGTCGCGTTCCTCGCGCCGGACGTTCGTGATCTGAGCGTAGATGAGGGTGTTCTGAATATTTACGTGTCCCAGATGGTCACGTACATCTTCGATGTTCAGACCGCGGGCGAGAAGATGCGTCCCGCAACTGTGCTTCAGCGAATGCATGTGGCGTTTCTCGGCCGGGATTCCCGCGCGGTCGCCGTACCGCTTCATGAGGACGTCGAGCATCTGCTGGCTGATTCCCTTCCCGCGGCGGGACGGAAACAGCGGACCCGGTTTGTCACCCCGGATTTTGAGCCAGCTCCGGAGCGCCTTCATTTCCTTGTTCGTCAGGTGGAACTCGCCTGATCGGCTTCCCTTAAGCCGCCGGACCTGCAACCGTTCTTCTTTCGCCCGGTAGTCCGACACCTGCAGCTTCCCCAGCTCGCTGGCCCGGAGGCCGCGGTGGTAAGCAACCCGGAACATGGCATAGTCCCGCGGGCTTTTGATGACGGCGAAGAGCCGGGTGATTTCCTCCTCGGTCATATACAGGATCTTGTCCGAGGATTTGCGCCGCGGCTTCTTTGCAGCGGGCTTCGCTTCCCCTTCGCCGTTGGGGTTCAGTTTGCCGAGAAGGGCGCGCAAAGCGTCCGTTTCGGCCTGGGAAAGGCCGGAGAGATCGAGGGACATCGTGATTTTCCTGAAATGGGGGATTAAAGGCTATTGGTGAAAATGGTTATTTCCACCAATTCAAATGCTTTGAGCTACGGGGAATCAACAACTTACAGACATTTCGCGAGAGCGATAAGTCAACGTAATCACCAATAAAAAAGGACCCTCCCATGCGAAGAGGGTCCTGAAAGGAGAAGCACCAAATTGCCACTCAAACCAAACGCTTGACCGTATCATCGCCCGGTCACCGGCGAAAGGTCAGAGGTTAGACGTGCGCGGCTATGCTGAGGATCGCCATGGCTGCCAACTGGACACCGGCCAGTACCGCCAGAACGGCATCGCCCGAAAAGCGCCGGCGCGCCGGTTTCCATTTGCGGCCGTCGAGGTACGCGAGAAGCATTTCCTGGCCTTCTTCGGTGCGGTCTTCAAAGTCGATCAGCATAGGGTTGGTCCAGGATACCGTTCTGTTCCGGCAGAGTCAACGCTGTTGTGGCCCCAGTTCCGCCGCCATCCGCTCCCGCAGAATTTCGTTGATCCGGGTGAGATGGCCCTCGCCTTTCGCCTTCAGCCAGTCGAGAATTTCGTTATCGATCCGGAACGAAATCTGGGTTTTCACGGGGCGGTAGTACTTGCCGATTTCCGCGCCCTCCCAGAACTCGGGAGGCATCGTCGGGGAGTCGGGGTCTTTGCTGTCGAGGCTCTTGTCCCGATCGGCATAGGCCTTCCGGGTTGCGTCGCTGATCTTCAGCCGTTTAGAACTGGTCTTCGTATGCTCTACGCTCATAGTTGTCGGCCTTTCGTGCGGAGATGATATGGATGATCTCGGCGTCGGGTTCGGAGCGATCCACGTACACGGCCAGCAGCAGCACCAGGTCGAACGTCATCCCGATGATGCCGTAACGCTGTTCGCCCTGATCTTCGATATAGTAGTTTTCGCGGGTGACGTGGTTCGGATCGCTGAAGATTTCCTTCGCCGTCTCGAACGAAATTCCATGGAGCCGAAGGTTCTTCTCAGCCTTTGCGGGGTCCCATGTGAATCTCATCTCCATATGTCACTATTGTATATTCATTTTCGTGATACGTCAAGCGTCCCGCATCGGAACTTGCGTCTGAGCCGCCCGGTGTCGTAATCTTCCCTTAACCCCGACTTCCGGGGCGGAGAGCACGAAAGTATGCCACCCTGGAGCGGAAAACGAGCAAAAAGCGAATAAACGGCGAATGAAAGTCATGCCGTATAGTGACTTTCATTCGCCGGATGTTCGCCTTTCTTTAAGAATCGGCCCTGGAATCAGTACCGATACCAGGCCAAAAGCGTATCGCCCGGTTCGGGGATCGCTCCTGGAAGCCACGTAATCGTGGCGCCCGAAAGCGTGTAGTCGAAGCCGTTTTTCATCGCCATCCCGTTCCGGAACAGGACCAGACCTGCCGCGGGATTCGGTGCTGCCGTCAAAGTGAAGGTCGCGTTTGTCCCGTCAACCGTTCCGGCCGGGGTCACCTGATCCGCCATCGTGACCGGAACCCACTGCATAGCCGTAGCGTTCCACCGAAGCATCTGCCCGTCCTGCGCCCCGCTCCCCGCAATCTGAGAAAGACTCACCGGCAACGAAGGCCCATTCGAAGGAGCCCAGTGCATGGCCGTCGCGTTCCACGTCAAAAATTGGCCATTCGTCGCGCCGCCCGCCCCGATCTGCATCGGCTGAATGAACATGCCCGGAGTCGCCGAAGTGGTGAGCCGGACATCCGCCAGATGAAGCGCCGATGAGCTGGTGGGTACGAACCAGATTTCCTGCCACCCCTGCCCCGACGCCGGGAAGTACCGGACCACGTAGGACGTATTCGCCGGTGTCGCCGTGTCGTTCGGTTCCAGCGTCACGGAGAACGCGCCGGCGGTGACGGTGTAGGTGTTGGTCCCCCGCGCGATCGCCTGGCCCGCCTGGTTCGTCATGGCGGGTCCGGTAATCGAGACACTTCCCGAAAAGGCAGTACCGTCGAAGATTTTGATGGTGTCCGAGATTGTGGTCCCGGCCAGCGCGATCGACGCGCACGCGAAGGACGCCAGCAGCGCCCCGATAATTTTTCCGGCTTTCATTCTGTTTTCCTATTAAGGCTGAAAGGCCCCGGCCCGAAGGCCGAGGCCGTTATGCTTCGCTTACGCTGCGGTCGAGCCGAACGCGGACGCCACCTGGCCCCCGGCGTTCACCAGGTTCTGCAGAGCCGTCTTTTGCGGAGCGGAAAGCCCCGAACTCAGAAGAGCCGCTTCCGCGGCTTCCACTGCCGACGAAACGGCGAACTGAATCCAAAAGTTTTTCATTGCTGTATCACCACCTCTCTCTTCCGGTTGAATCGGTAAAAGCGTTACCGGCGGTCAGTGCCGCCGTGGTCTCGGGCAACGATGCCCAAACCGGCGAGGCCTCCGACGACGGCGAACTTCGCGATCGCCATAACGACGGGAGGCCAGTGCAGCTCCGGAGAAAACTGCACGAAGGCGCAGAACGCGCTCACGAGGCCGCAGGCGGTTGTCCGCCAACTGCGTCGAATCTGTTCCATGGTTACCTCGGTCAGAAAACTTGAATCGGGGAACGGGGCTTCGGCAAGGGCAGGGTCCAGCCGAACAGGCAGAAATGGTCGTAAGCCCACGTCTTGACGAGCGGGAGAGCGGTGGAGCGCGTGGCCAGAAACTCCCGCTGCCACGGCCACCCGGAGTAGTAAAGGCCCATCAGGTACCGGCAATGCGCGGTGTCCCAGCTCAGCTCAGCGTAGGCATATTCGGCGCATCGCTTCGCCTTGTCCAGATTGTGATCGATGCCCGGATATTGAAAGCCTTCCATCACGAAGGTGTCGAAGCCGGACCCGGCGCGCGTCTGCCATTCCGTGGGCAGGTTGATGTAGCGGAGGAGCTGACAGGTGTCCGGATCGTTCACGTCCATCGGCCACAGCAGCTCCCACGATGCGCCGGGAACGGCGGAGCGCACCGCATCGCAATAGGACTTCAGGCGCGCCCGAAGAAAGTTCGCGTCCTCATAGCTGTTGATCGATGGGTCGGAGTTCGGTCCGGAGAACGTCGCCAGTGCGCGGCCCCCGGGTAAAACTGCCATCGCCGCCGCCTGCGTGTCGGCATCGTGGAAAGCCATCCCCGAGCCGTTCGCCTGGAACCACCAAAGGATCTCCCCCAGCTGCAGCCGGACGGCGAGCCCAGCACCACTCATCAAAGTGGCCATCGCGCTGTAAACGCCTTGCATGTACGTCTGCATCGGCGTCCCGAACGCGCACTGGGAAGAGTTCAGGATGCCGAAGCCGGTGGCCGTCGTAACCGGGTCCCCGTTGGGGAAGCGCTGAACCCAGACCGCTGTCGGCGGGTCGTCCGGCGGGTTCACCAACTCCTGCGAGAACGACACCACGGCGCCAATTCCGGCGGTGTGGAGCGCCGCGAAGTAGTCCGAATGCCAGTCCCGGCAGGCGCGGTTCAGGGGCGGTGTCACGGTCGGATCCACATTCCAGTCGCCCTCGGACGCGCCGGCGTTGATATTGCCGCTTTGCGAGATCGTGCCGCCCGTCGACGTCGTACTGTACGTCAGGTTGTACAGCCAAATCGCACCCGTTGACCGTGTGGTGATGGTGAGGACGTTGCCGGCGGCCTCCGCCCAGACGCCCACAAGCGTGGCGTTGATGAAATACGCGAAGTGCGCCGCGATGCTGGCCGAAGTGTCGGCCGCGAAGACGCTCTTCCCGATGGACGTGGTTCCGATGTAGAGCCAGACAACGTCGCCCGCCGCCCAGCTCCCGCCGAACGTCACGGTCGCGCTGGGGATGCTGAACGTCCCGCCGCGGACCCGCTGGTTCCACCAGAACACCCCGACGTAATGATCGATTTCGCCCACGAGGCCGAGCTTCTGAATGTTCCAGATGAGCCGCTGCGGCGAGAGCTTGTACGTGTTGTCGGTGTCGAAGTCGGTGGCCACGCCCACGTCGGTGCGCGTCTCTGGAGCGTCGGGAACGTTCACCGTCGTCACGGCGCACTCGAGGAAGTCGTAATAGAAGTACCAGCCGGAGCTGTGGGAGTTGATTCCGCCGGTGAACGATATCACGACGGAGTGCTTCCCGGCCGCCACGCAGGAGAAAATCTTGCGGCGCACGTTCACGGTGGCCCCATAGCAATCGACCGTGAAGGTGGTGGCGCCGTCGAGGGTGAACTCGACAATCCCGCAGTTGGCGTCCAGCCGCGTGCCGATGTAGATATCGTGCGTCGATTGGCAATGGGTTTCGATGGTCAGGGTTCGCGTCTCATACGCGCTGTAGGCTGAGCGGATCGCCCTGCCTTGAGACCAGAACGCGAAGCCGTCCGCCGGCGCCCACTCCCAGTAACCGGCCTGCACAACCCAGTGGTCGGAGTCCTGAATGCGCACGCTTCCCGGCCCCGCGACGTGGAGCGCGCGCGTGCCGGCCGTATCCGCCACGGTCCAGTTCGTGACCGTCACATTGAACTCGTTCGAAGCGAAGGCGGCGCCGTTCGAAAGCGGCGCGGCGAAGGTGATCCAGAGTTTCTGAATATTCTGCGCGTCCGTCAGATACAACGCGGAGAAATCGACGGTCACATGCCACAGGACGCTATCGCTCGATCCCCCGGAGAGTTGCACGGACGCCGGCGACACTGAGCACCCGCCGGTGGCCTGCGCGTACCAGGTGACCATGTTGCCGTCCGCGCCGGGTTCGGCGGTGATGGTGAGATCGTTCCCGCTTGCCGCCGCGGAGAGCACCACGGGACCATTCGCTATCCAGTCCGTTGCGTTGATGGCCGCGGCGATCGACGCCGCCGAAACGTTGGTGAGCGTTCCGGGGCCCGAGCCGTCCGAACTGGAGACGACGATCGGCCCGGTGACGCCGGCGCGAAGCGAAACAACAACCACGTTCGCGGCGTTCACGGCGGTGCAATAGGGATTCGATGCCGTGATCTGCCCGGCGATGTTCGAGGCGATATCCGAACTGCCCAGCGATCCCTCGGTGCATGGATACGTCACGCCGCCCACGGTCACCGAATGCACGTCAGTCGGGATTCCGCTCCAGAAAATCGACTGACTCACGGTTGGATTCGTGGAGTAGTCGAAGGCGCGGTTCTGATACCAAAGCGTCACCCGGCCCGCGCCGGTTCCCGGCGTCACGGTGAAGGTTCCCGAAGCGCCGGTGCGCCCTGAGGCGGTTGTAGACAGTGTGGACAGGCGCGTCTGAACTGTCGTTCCATCCGTCTTCAGGCAGTTCAGGTACGGCCAATCGACCCACGGGAACTTCTTCGACTCAAAGGCCTGAATGCCGGTGAACTCAATATCGAAATCGAGCCGCAACCCGGTGAAGTTCGTGTCCGGCAGATATGAGAACCGCGGGTGGCCGAACGGATCGTCGGCAAGCCACAGAACCAGTACCGCGAAATCCGCCTGATCCCGCCACACTCCGGAGAGCGAAAAGCCGGTGTCCGACGCGCCCCACAAAGACGCGGCCGCGCCGAACGCATCGAAGCCCTGCAGGTGCATCGTGCGATGCGGCTGCAGCTTGTAAATCTGGTCAGGCATAGACGAACACCGTCAGGTCCGCGCCGGGGAACGTCGTTCCCACGGCGGTGATGGAGAGCCGGATATTCGTGTTCGCGGGAAGCGGCGTTGCGGCCTGTATCTGCGCATCGGTAGCCGTCACGGAATAAGCGCCGTCCGCAATTGTAAGCGTCATCCACAGGGTGGATCCGGCATAGAGTGAGAGCACCAGCGCGGCACCCGTGGGTGCCTGTTTCACCACGGCTTTCACGCTTGCCGCGGTGAAAGGCGAATTGAGCTGCAGGGAACCGGCCGCATCGCTTTGGATTCCGAGCGTCCCGGCTGCCGGGATAACCAGCGACTTCACCTGGCCCACCGCTCCGTAAATCCAGTCTTCGCGGATGGGGTTGTCACCGTCCGGCGATTCGTTGCCGTTGATGTCCACCGTGAACCCGGCTATGAGGATGGACTCATTCACGAAGTTCGAAGCGGGAACGGTCAGGGTGACGGCCTTCGTGGGGTCCGCGTTGTCGATCGCGCTCGCGTCGGCCGCGTAATCCCACGTCGGGGCTTCGACGATCCAGACGGAGGTCGTATCCAGCAGCAGCGGGAGATCCCACGTCAGGGTTGTTGCCGTGTTGCCGGTGATCTTCCGGATATTGCCGCGGCCCGTGCCGGAGATGACCCGGAGAAGGTTCCCAACTTCAACGCCGGCGGTCAACCCGCCATAGGCGTTCGTGCTGTTCTGATAGCCCGAATCGGTGATTTGCGTCTGGTTCGAAGTGTTGGCGGCGTCGGCCTGATTCCTGATGACGATCACGTCGCCGGGGATCACGTTCGCCACGCGGTCGAAGGTCACCGTGCCGGTGGCCGGGTCGAAGGCGGAAATGATGCCGCTCCACCACGGCGTCGACGCGCCTTGCCGCCCGATCACGGACACGATGCGGCCCACAGGGCTGAAGGTTGCAACGGTATCGACCAGTTCGCCGCAGACAATCGTGGTGCTCGAAGGCATCGCGTCGACCAGCACTCCCGCGATGCCTGAGTGAACGATTTGCTTCGCGCGCACCCGCACTTTCGAGACGTAAGGCGAAGGCAACGCCCAGGTGGAGCGCGCGAAAGGTCCGTTGATGGTGAGGGAGCCCGGTGTGTAGGTTGTCCCGCCGCCGGTGGCCGTCAATGCCCCGCCCTGCTGGTAACAGATGAGATCGTCGTGATTCGAGACGAACACCCCATACGTGGCAAGGCCGGTGATGGCAGGCCAGGTGATGCCGGTGAGGTCGATCTGGTTCGTATTTGTCCCGGTGGCCACCACCACCAGCTCGATGCGCGCCGGCGGACTGGACTTGCCCGTCGCGTCGAAGGCGCAAATGGTCACGCGGTAGGTGTCGCCGCCGGGGATGCTGCCGCCGGTGGTGTTTTGCGTGATGCCGCCGATCGCCGGCGCGGAACAGTTCGGAATGAACTCATTCACCGGAAGCTTGCCGGTGATGGCGAGCTTCACCAGCAGGCCGGTGTCGGAGAGCGCGGTGTAAACCTGATTCGCGTCGAAGTTCCATTCAGACGGAAACAGCGGATCGTTCGACGGTGCCTGAACCTGATCCGGCGCCCACATGGGCGCGAAGGGGATCGGGTACCAAATCGACGGCAACGGCGTGGGGTTCACGTCGAAGGGCTTCGGTCCGACATCGAGGTCGTACATCGAAGGCGTCACCGTCTTCGCGGCGATCCGCACGGACCAGTCTCGGCAAAGCTGCCAGGACTGGATCCGGTAATCGCCCGTGATGATGCGGAACGATGCGCCGGTGGCGTTCGGCGGCGCGGTGTCGCAGCCGATGCTGGTGATGTTCCCGCTTCCGTCCGTGTTGATGGTGGTTACTTCGTATTGAACCCCGGCGATCAGCACATCGTGGTTCTGCATCGAAGGGTCGAAGGCATCGCCCGAAACCCAGGTGATGACGCCGGCCGCGATATTGCACGTTCCGCGGAGGCCGGGGACATCGGGGTGCGTGATCGACACCACCTGGCCCACTTCGTTCGAAAGACCCAGCAACGACGTGGACCAGTTCGCCATCCGTGCGCAGCGCCATTCGGCCGCGTTCACTCCGCCGATTTCTTCGCGCACCCTGGTTGCCGCCAGGCGGAGGCCTTGCGAGAGCGTGCTGCAGCCGACGACGTGCTGCTGAGCGCTCAGAGGAGATCCGCCGCGGCCGTAGTATTCGGCGTGCGTTTTGTCCTGATATTCGGCGGTGTTCGCCTGGTACTGGTAGGCGACGTCGGCGTAGCTGATGGTGAGCTTTTCGAAGGCCGCTTCAGTCGGTTCCAGCCGGAGGCTCTGATAGATCATATTGCCGAGCGTGTAGGAATCGACCGCGCTGGCATTGATCCGGATGCCGATCTTCAGGGTTCCGAATTCGAAGGTGAAATAGCAGAGGGCGCACGCAAGGATTTCGACCAGCCAGTCGCGGAAAGGCTTCTGTGTCCCGACGATGCCCTGAAACTGAAATTGCAGCTCCGTCCCGGTTCCCAGCAACGGGGTTACGACTGTGTCGCAGATTGCGGCGGCCGCCACGGCATCCGGAAGTGAGAACGTCGCGAGCTGGGCGGCGATCTGGTCCGACGTGTCACCCGGCCGCGGCGTCATACCGATCGCGCGAAGCCAGGAGTTGATCGCCACCCAGACAGGGTTGATGAGTCCTCCCACCCATGTGGCGGAGCCGTCCGAAGCCCACACGCGGCCGCTGAGGCCTTGCGCGATGGGAACCGTGAGCGAATGCGACTCCGGCGCCGTGGGGTTGATGCCGGAGGCCTTCGGATACAGCAGCTCACAGAACGCCGTGCCGGCGGCGAACGGAAGCGGAGGAGGAACCGCGCCCACGATGTTCGCGAGGCCGAACTGTTCGTAGCTCTGGTCTCCGGAGGGAATCGGATCATTGCCCCAGACCTGGCGAAGACCGAGCGCGCTGTTGCTCTTGGTCGACGTGCCGTTGCTGGCGATCTTCAGACCTTGCGCCGGGAAGCCATCGGCCATCGGTGCCACCAGATACGTGAAGCCATCCGCGTTCGTGACGAACTCACCGGCGTAGTTTCCTTCGATGGTGAAATGCCCGATCGGCCCGGAGCCCAGGATGCCGAGCACGTCGAAGTAATCCCCGTTGTCACGGACGGCGGCGATGATCGCATTCGCCATGAAAGCCTTCACTGCGGAGGAGCCCTGGTTGCACCAGATGTCCGGCAACGCCTGCCCCCACATGGTGTCGCTTACGATCGACGTGGCCGTTACGGAGTTGCGGTCGAAGCCCAGAAAGCCACTCGAATTGTCCTTGATGTAGACGCTTTGAGGGACTGACGGATGGCCCCCGAAGAACCGCGTCATACCGTGCGCCTCGCACCCGTTGGCGGAGTCGTAATAGTAATCGCAAGACGTGGCCGAGCCGCCGCTTCCGTAGGTCGAATAAGGGCAGTTCACGCCGTCGTTGAAAGTCTTCCAGCAGGTCCGGCTGATGGTGCGGTTCGGGTACTGCTGCATGAGCTGGAACAGGCCGTCCGAACACTTCACCGGGAAGCTGGCCGAACCGTCCGAGGTGAAGCTTTGGACGAAGCCCTTCCAAAGCTGCAGGAGCGTGCCGGAATTGACGTGGAACAGCAGCAGGGAAATCGAAGCGAACTTCAGGTCGGTGTCATTCGCGAGCTGGGTCATGACCCGGTCCGCGTTGCCGAAGGTGAACTGAACGTTGTCGGCCTTGCCGCTGATGTCCTGGGACATGAGGACGTCGCCGCCGGGTTCTCCCATCCCGATGAGCCGCGGCTGGTAGAGCTGGCCCCCGATCGTGCACCGGCGATCACTGAGGAAGATGTCCGGTACCGCGCTTTCGCGCACCCGGATTTGGACTAACGGGATGATCTGCTGAACCTGCCCGAGCAAGGCCGATTGCATGGCCGAGGGCGGAAAGCGCTGCGCCGTGTGCGTGACGGAGTAAGACGGCGCCGTTGTGGGGTCCGGAACCTCAACGAAGGTAATGCCGGCCTGGCAGCCGTTCTGCAGGTATTGGAGCGAAAGCGGTACGTTGGCGAATCGGACCTTCACCGCCGATGTCGTCTGATCGGCATTCGGTGCGTTGTAGGTAAACGACTGCCACGGCCCCTGCAGGCCTTCCCAGAATGCGACCAGCCTGTTCCGATCGGCGAAGCTCAGCCGCGCGCGTTTGAAGCCGAATGTGCGCGGCCCAACGCCCACCTGAAACCGCTGTTCGATCTTCGCGTCCAGCGTGCCGAACTGGTGAACGACAACAGGCCGCTCCTGAGAAAGGCTGTAGGCGAAGTCGCTGACGAGCGGGAAGGTGAGGCCGCTGTCCGAGATGGCCGGTACGGTGATGCGTCCGATGGTGTCCGACATAGGGGTTTACAGAACTGAGATTCGCAAAGGGTGACCGTCCGGAGTGAGCCATTTCCCGGCGGTGCGGATGAGGAGCGCGGCGACTGGTCCGCAATCGGTGATGAGAAGAACGACGGCAACGGCTTCCGCCGGGGTGGCGCGGATGCGCTCGATGAGTTCGTCGCTGATCGGGAGTTGGGCTTTCAGTTTGGCCGCGGTGGTCACTTCCTCAACCAACGCCAGCATGGCCCCGTCGATACGGATGAGGTCTCCCGGCAAGAGTTCGATTGAGTTGTTTTCCATTGCGCAGCGCGCTTGCCCGAGTTCGCCCGCGGCGGGGCGAAACCGGTGAAGGCAGATAGTGGCCGCGCGGGGGAAAGTTCTCAGACTTTTTTCGCGAACCATTCGGACGCGAGTACCAGGTACGCGTCATCGCCGCGCGAATCGGCGGTGTGAACGTGCAAACTGCTGAGGGCTTCGAAGTCGAGCCGTTCCATGCGGTCCAGCAGCTCCGCCGCCGTCAGGAGTTTCACCGGCGCGGGCTTCGGACGTGGGACAGTCTTTCGCGCGAAAGCCATTCCCAATTTTCCCACCTGGGGGTTTTGAAGCGCGCGCGGATGCACGGCGTAACCCGCGCGCGCCGCTCCCAGTCCCTGGAAAGAGCCAGGATACGAACCAGGCCGCGCCCGCCGCCGAAAGTCTAAGATTCAATCGGCTAAACGGAGCACCAGGCCCGCTAGGTCATATTACCCGTGCCGAGGTTCTCAAATGCGCCTTCGCCAAGGAAACTCCTGCGGTATCGGCGAGAGGCTTATTTTTGGTACATCGACCGCGAAGGCGGTGTCACCGATCACAACCAAGTGGCCCCCATTGCGCAGAATCCGGTGAAAGTGCCAGCTATCGCTAAGGAAGAGATCGAGATCGCGGCCATACTGCTCCGCGCTGATCTGGCGCATTGATTCCTTTACGGTTTCCAGCGTGATTTCCATTCAGCCTCAGAGACTACGACTTGCTTCAGGCTACCTCAATGAGATCGAGCTGGGGAATGGTGGACCGCTGCATTTCCGTCGTCTGCTGCCAGTTCCCGCGGAAAACGACGGTGTACCGGCCCGTCAGGCTATCGCCGCTGGGGTCGTAAGTCCCTTCGAAAACGTTGTAGAACAGGAACGGCGTCATGCCGCCCTGCTGAGCTTCGAAGAAGGTCTTCAGGCCCGCCAGGGCGGACGCGGTGAGCCGCTGAGAAAGCTTCCACGATCGGCGGGAAGTTTGGCCAAGTTGGCCCAGCTCCGAAGTGCCGTCGTGATACTTGGTTTCCAGCAACGGGTAGGTCCGCGTTTCTTCGAAAGCCGTGCAAAGGTTCCACGGCATCACACCGGAAGGTGAGGCGTTGGCAACGTTCCCCGGCATCAGGCTATGACCAATCCCGGCTGCTGCATCATGGCCGAATTCTGGGTGCGGCCGTTCGATGCGCTGTTCGCCGCGTTCCATTGCGCTTGCACGAAGTCCGGGGTCACCACCTGGCCCGCCACGAACTGGCCCGCGCCCTGCCCGCCGACATTGATCTGCAGGGACATCGGACCTGAAGGCCATTGCCCTGCAGCGCCGCCGCCGATCGTGGGGAGGTTGCTTTGGTAGTTGTAGGCCTGGCCGTAGAGGTAGGTCGACGCCTGGTACAGGCTGCCGTTCTGTTCCACCAGGGACCCGGCGTGCGGACTTGCGGCGGAGATGGGGACCTTCTGCCCGGTACCGGCGGCGTAAAGCTCCAGCATTTTGCGGATGTCCGGGTCGCGCACGGCGATCGACACATGGCCGGAATACTTTTGCTTGGCAAGGTCGACGATTTGCTGAGCCATCTTCGTATCGATGTTTACGCCGTAAATCTGTTTGACCAGGCGTTTCGCTTCGGCGACCGGAGCTTCCCAAATCAGGCGAATCGCGCCCGCGGCCGCGCCGATCCCGGCGCCGATCGCCGCGCCCAGTGGTCCGCCGCCGAACTTGTAGCCCAGGAGCGCGCCGCCGGCGGTGTCTTCGGCCATGCCGAGATATCCGCCCCGCTTCAGGCCGTCAAGACCGAGCACTCCGCCGGCGAGCGCGGCGGCGTTGGAGTGGCCGATTGCGTGGAGCTGGCCCCCGAGGCCGGACCCGGCCACAACCTTATCGAGGCCGACGAAGGACTTCAGATTCGCCAACGATTTCGAGAAACCCGCCTTCGTGAAGATGCTGCCGAAGCCGCCGCCCGAACTGGCCGCGCCGGAGATCACGGAACCGAGCGGGTTGCCGCCCCCGGCAGCTGCAGCGCCACCCCCGACTCCGCCGCCAGAACCCAATGCGCCGCCTCCGGAGGAAGGGAGAAACGGAGGCGTTCCTCCGGGCCCGAGGCCGGGAATTCCGGCCGCCCCGAGAATGCCGGGTAAACCCGCGGCCGCGGCGATCGACGGGACGGAAGCTCCGCCGCCCGTTGCGCCGGCCGCGCTTGCGATCCCGGCCGCGCCGGCGAACACGGGAACCGTCCCGAGCACTCCGCCCAGGACACCGTTACCGTTCCGCGCGAAGCCTACTTTCTGCCCGGTCACCAGTTCTGTGAGCATCGCCGCCACACGGGACGAAACCACTTCTTTGATGGCCGTGAGCATGGCGCTCTTGAACGTGTTGCCGATCGCCTGCCACACGCTGGTGGACTTATGCAGCAGCGCGTCGAATACGCCTCCGGCTTCCTGTTTGAGCGTGTCGAAGATGCTTCGGTACTGGTCTTCCACCAGCTTCTTCGCCTCCGCCGCCTGTTTGACGGCCGCGAGGTCGATTTCACTGCCGGTGGCGTTCTGGAGGGCGTCCTTTTCCGCTTTGCCTTTGGCGCGAATCAGGTCCTGGACTTCCTTGTCTTTCCCGGCCTCGATGGCGGCGCCGACTTCCTTCTCGGTGCGGAGGTCGATCTCCTGCAGCTCGATGGCAGTGCGGGCGCGGAGCGCGGCAACTTCGATGTCAGTCTTCCGCCGTTCCAGGGCGATTTTGTCCTGAACGGTGTAGGCATCCACTTCCGAGAGCCGTGCCAGTTCCATGCTCTTGCGCTGTTCGATGCCGTCTTTATTCGCCTGCAGGCCGAGGCCAGCGAGATCTCCGGTAAGGTCGTCAATTTCGCGGAAATGCGCGGCGATTTGCTCTATGGCTTCCTTCGCGCGGTTATCCGCGGCTTTGACCATGGCCTGTTCTCGGGTGGCCTTCTCGGCTTCAAACTGAAGCTGGAACGCGAGCAGCTTCTCGTTCGTGGCACGGTATTCGGCAGCCAGCGTTTCCGGAGCGAGCTGAATGTGGGAGACGGCGCCCGTCTTCTCATTGCGCACCGTCGAAAGGTCGTTGATGCGCTTCTTCTCTTCTTCGAAGATTTTGGCCGCGCCGGCGGCGAACTCCGCCTGAGTGTCCTTCACGACGGCGGCGTAGGCTTTTTGGGCTTCGGCCTGGTCCTTCGTGGATTCGATGACTCGCATCGAATCTTCGAGCCGAGCCCTCGCTGCCTCATGCAACGCGCTGTCGACCTGCGCACGCGCGGCGAGGAGGTCCTCATCGGCGTTCTTCTTCGCCTCGTTCTGAGCGCGGCGCGCGGCGACGATGGCGTCTATCTGGTCGTCAGTCAGTTCCTTCTTCGGGGGCGGCGCGGCCGGCTTTGCCGTCTTTGCAAAGTCCAGCAGTCCGTCGAGCTTACCCTTGGGCGGCGTGAAGCCGCGTTCGATCCACCAGGACGGAGTCTGTTTAAGCTGATTGTTCAGCTTCTTCATGGCCTCGGCAGACTGGTCGATCGGCTTCCTATCGCCGAAAAGGTAATTCAAGCCGGTGAAAACTGCCAGTCCGGCCAATACCGGGGGAATGGCACTGAGCAACCCGGCAACAGCCGTTTCAAGCCCCACGAGCGCGCCGGTGAGGCCGTTCATGAGGCCGAAGATTGCGTTCCGGAATACGGCGATCAGGGGAAGCATCCGCCCGATGGCCCCGCCGATCGCTCCCAGCTTCAACGCAAGGTTGGCAGCGACGAATGCGGCCGACAAAGCAATCGCGGCTTCGCCCAGCAGTACGAAGGCGTCTTTGTTCTTCTTCGCCAGGGCAATGACTTCGCGGAGGTAACCGGCAACGGCCTTGAACTGGTCCTGGAAGTCTTTCCCGATGGCGTCCTTAAGGTCGTCAGTCTCGCGCCTCAGTGCGGCAAACTGCGCTTCGGCCGTCCCCGCGCCTGCAGCCGCCGCGCCCTGAACTTTCGCGCCTTCTTTCATCACGGCGTTCAGGCGAAGGTTGATGATTTCGGTTTCGCTGAGTGTGCGGCCGGTGAGCTTCTCCTGGCGTTCCACCAGCTTGTTCAGGTCGAGAAACAGGCCCATCGACCGAAGGCCGCGCGATGCCCCGGACTCGACGGCCAGCAGCAGCTTCTCCAGCGCTTCGCCGGGGGTGATGTTCTCGATAGCCGCGGCGTCTTTGGCGAGCTTCGCGAGGCCTTGCGCTTTCTCCAGGCTGATGTTGGCGATGACGAGGCGGTCGACGGCGTGTACGGCGTCCTGAGTGCCGAAGCCTACCTGCTTGATGGTCACAACTGCGGCCTTCGCCGCATTGGTGCTGATGTTGTGAGCCTTCGCCAGTGCCTCCATGGAGAGGCCGATTTTCTCTGTGTGGGCGGCGTATTCCGTGGCCCCGACCGTCCATTCCTTCGCCCAGGTAACCGCCGTCCGAATGGCGTCCGTCAGGAGGTTGCCGGCGACCACTCCCTTCAACATGCTTGCCGTGATTGAGTCGATTCCCTTGGCGGCGCCTGCCGCGCTCTGCGAGGCGGTCTTCTCGATGTTGGAGAGGCCGCGGTTGAACTGATCGACGTTCTTGTTCGCCCCGCCGGTGTCGGCCTGGATTACAAGTTGGAGGGTATTTTCGGAAGCCATTGAATTTTCGGTGAGAGTTTTCCGCTTCCCGGCCACTATCTGGTCAGGGATCGAAGTTTTGGTAAATGCGTAGCCTTCCGCAGCCGTATGAGAGTGAGCCGCCGCCGGTGAGCGCGCCGGCGGAGCCAACAGGAACGTGGTGCCGTAAATGCCGCGCCTTCAACCCGCCGGGTAACAAGTTCTGCGGGAAGTGCGGAGCTTCGGCGAAGTCTTCAGGATTCGGGATTGCCTTCGCGATCGCCGTCCTTTTCTTCGGGGTGTTGGTGCTGTTCGGTCGAAGCGGGTCGAATCCCGACAAACCGGTGAACGGATTCGTTGAGAACGGGGACCCGGTTCAGGTCGCTTACATGAGAACGATGTCCCAAAGGTCCGTCGCCCGCTGGAACGCGGCGGAAGATCAAGTTAGTCATCTTTCCCCACCACGCATCCGCGCCCTTGCTCGGAAGCGGATAGCAGAGGTTGACGCCGACATATCCACCGTTGCCCCGCGCATCCCTGAGGAGCGACTTCAGAGACTTACAATCGACGGCCTTCAGAAGGAACGCGAATTCTACGCGGAGCTGTTGGCTAAGTAAGCCGGGAAACCTCATGGACTTTCTGACTGATCCGCCGCCGCCGATTGTATTCGTCGGCAGTCTTTTCGTACTCGCTGGGAACTTCGCGCGTGGCACGCGCAAACAGTGCGAGGCTTTGATAAACGCACGGGGAGGCCGGTGCACCTCCAAAGTCACGCCTCGAATAGATTACCTTGTGATCGGGACCCAAACCGGCCCGGACTGGCTTGCTTCTGACTGGGGAGACAGGATTCAGAAGGGGGCGGACTTGGCGAAGCGGCATCCAATCGGAATCGTAAGCGAACGCCATTGGGCTGAAGAACTGGCCATACTCAGCTCTCGCCGCGAAGCTTCTCAACGCTGTCTATGACCACGACGGGAACCGGCGCGCGTTTCGCTTTCACCACCAGGCCGAACTGATCCAGCAGGACGTCGAACAGGGGCGGTGGGCTGTCTTCTTTCGGGGTTTCGGTGTCCGGCTGCCAGAGAATGTGGATGTCCAGATAGCCGTCGAAGCCGGACTGATCCACCACCAGCGAGCCGGTGACATCGGACAGCGCCTTCGCGATTTGGTCCATGGTCACCCGGTTGCCGTCGAGCCTTCGACGGGTCATGGTGAGCTTGCCGTCCCCTTCATCCGATGGGACGATCTTCAGGCCCTTCTTTCCCGCCGTCAGGGCGTTCACGAACAGTTCCCTGGTGTCCCGATGCGCTTTCAGGCTGAAGCGGTCTTCGATCAGGCTTTGGATCATGGGCGCCATATCCCCCACGGTCTTCGCGCCGGAGTCGGCCTCGGTCTTTGCGGTCACGTTGAAGCGATCCGACGTGAGCCAGGAAGGCCCGCCGAATATCTGCAGCGTGCTGACTTTGTAGGCCGCGCGGATCAGCACCTGCAGCGTGACGTTCTCAGCCACCAGCCTTCCGCCGGGTTGCGCCATGATCGAAAGGTTTTGGCTTCCGCTGGTGTTCGGATGCACCGCGGCAACCTCAAACTGCTGAGCGTGGAGGGTCACGAACAGCGCCAACGCAATTACGGGGACTTTCAGGATATTCACGCCTTTTTTCTCCATTCGTTTTCTTATGGCAACCCCGCAGCACTGTTTGCAGGTTTTGTTATAGGCGCGCCGTTCCTGATCGAAGCGGAATTCAGGCAGGTACTTCAGCGTCTTGCACACATTGCAGGTCTTGCGCATGTGTTTCGGCTGCTCCACAACCCGGAAGAAGCGGCGACTGCGGGGGTCTGTCACATTTCACCTCTGGTTCTTCGTCGATTCCGCCTCGTACCGCTCCCGCTCTTGCTCCACGATCAGCAGGGCGCGGAACTCATCCTCGGGGATCTCCTCGAGGCCGATCTCCACCCCGGCCTTGAGCGCGCATTTCAGGTCGACGGCGCGCTGCAGGAGCTGGCCGGCCTGGGTCCCTTCGCACCCGTCGATCTTCAGGAGCGGGCAGGCCGGACACCTCCGCCGCTGGTAGCGCCGCGCGGCGCACGAAGGGCAGGCGCCGGGACTATCGATATCGTCCGGGGTCCACTCATATCCGCAGTCGAGGCAGCCCACTTCGACGGCCTCCGGACATTCGCGCTCCCCGGAACAAAGTTCCCCGCGGCGGAATGACCAGTAGACCAGCGCTCTCAGCGATGGTTTTTCCGGCCATTCGCCGCTATCTAAAAACTTTCGGGTTTGTCCTCGCTGTGGAGGCCCGCGTCCAGCGCTTCGAGCACGGCTTTCACCGCGACGGTCTGGTGAACGATGGGGACTTTGCCGCCCGCATAGCCTTCGGTGCCTTTCACGATCTTCTCGAACAGGGTGGAGGCCGCGTTCAGGTTGACCGTGAGTTCCTGTTTGCCGAAGGGCATGTCGACGATGCGCGCGAAGCTGCGGCGGTAGTCGAAAACGTCCTTCGCGGAGGGGATCGACGCCACGATCGCCGTGACGCCGCCGGGAACCCGGAGCGAAACACGGAAACCTTCGGACGCCGGTTCCACGTCGTCCACGTCGGCCGAGCTGAGTTCTTCGACGATCTTCTGAGCCTCGAAGGCGTCCAGCTCCGGACCTTCGTCCGTGCGGATTTTCTTCAGCAGGTCCTCGTCGACCTTCTCACCGGCCGGGATGGTGGTTTCGCTGGCCCCGCGGCCGAGCTGCTTGATGATGACCTTGCGGCGGCGTTGCCGCTGGGTCCATTCCTCATCGGAAGGAAAGCGAACCTTCACCGTCTTCAGTCCTTCGGCCGAGCGCAGCTGCAGCTCGACGGGGCGCGCGATATCAAAAACTTGCGTGTTTTCCATGTCCTCTTCTTCCTCCCGTTTCCGCTACTACTGACAGATGCCCGCTACAGGCGTCACCACAACGACGGAAACGATGCCGTTGGTGAGGTCGTACTGAGGCGAACAGGTCACCGCAACTGTGACGATGCCGTCCGTGTCGCCGATCTCCACCATTTCGAAGCCCATTTTTTGCCAGGTGATGGTGAGGCTGTTGTTCGCGTCCGCCGTCAGGCTGAGCGTGCATGTGGCCGTCGTCAGGGATTCGAGCTTTGCCAGTTCCGAGGATCCGTTGTTGTAACGGGCGATGAAACTGAAGCTCGGGACGCGGGCGCCCACCTCGATACGGCCCTGTACCTGGGCGCCGGCCTGAGAGCCGGAGCCGGGGAAGAAGCCGGTATTGAGGAATGCGTTGTCCCATCCGAGTTCGAGCGAAACGAGGTTCTTGCTGGTTACGTAATCGGTGCCATTGCAGGAGAAGGTCAGGCTCGACGCCGGGAGAAGGTGTTCGGTGATCGGCGCGGGCATGGTGAGGCCGCTGGGGTCCACCAGAAGGCCGGAACCGACGATATCCGCGGAGAGCTTCGAGTTCGCGCGGCCGGGTCCCGAGCCGATCGACATTTTCAGCATCTTCAGCGCGCAACCGACGTGCTGGCGATCGATGACGACGCCGGAGCCGGGGCGAATCTGTTCCAGCACGCTGAAGTAGGGCAGTTCGAGCCCGTCCGTGGAGGTGTTCAGCGGGGTGATGGTGTAGGTGTACGGCGCCGCGCTGCCCGTCACGGCCACTTTGCCCAGCGCGTAGGCGAAGGCCCAGGCTGCGAACTCACTGGAGAGGTATTTCTCCATGGTGGTGCCGACTTCCCAGTGGGATTTATAGACGTTCTCGATGAACTCGTTTCCCTTGCCGATTTCCGGAGCGTCGTTTTCGGTGACCAGCTTCGGGTTGGTGATCTGCGCGTTCAGCTTGCTGAAACGCATAGATTGCATGGCGGTGTTCGCCGTCGAAATGTTCGTTTGCTTGCCCGCCCCGAGGGCGACCAGTAATTCCTGAATTCTTGCCATAATGTTTCCTCGTTTTCTGTTTTATTCGTCGCCGATTTCCGTGAACGAAACCGCAACCTCGAAGTAGTCCAGGCCTTCGGCGTCGTTGTTGCGGGCGATGGACGGGATGTCCATCGGGTCGCAGCTCGGATGCACGTTGACCTGCATGAGCGGGATACCCACGCTCACCGGAACGCCTCGGGTGAGGAGCCGGAAATAGCTGAAATAGTTGCCGGGGGAACCCGGCATGACGTTCGCCGATCGCAGATAGATCGTGAAGCGGTGCGCCCAGACGGTCATCCCGCCGAAATTCCCCGGCCCGGTTGACTGCCACGCCACCAGAACGCCGGGTGAGGGCATTTCATGGATGGCCAGCTGCAGATTCGACTGCCGCGGGTAGGAATCGAGGTAGGCGGAGATCCGGCCGGGGTCCCCGTCCAGTTCGGCTACGAGATCGGGAATGTCCTGCAGGAGCGAGACGAGATTGTTCGCGATTTCGGAGGGGTCGACCATGGCGTCTTAATTTCCTGTGTTGGTGGTGGATTTGGTCCACGTTTTCGAAAGGGTCGATATCACGCGGCGGGTTGCTTCGACCACGGCGGCGCGGTTGCGGGGCGAGAAGACGAGCCACGGCTGCTTCGCCTGGTTGGCGCGCGCGGCGATTCGCTGTTTCCGGCCGGTGAGTCCGGCGACGGCCTTGTTGTCGGACACGGTTCGGATGCTGAGGTTCCGGAGCATGTTGCCGGTGAAGCTGAGATTGCGCCGGTTGCCGAGGCCGAGCTTCGTTTTCTGAATCGCGTATTTCTTGTTCAGGGGCTTGGCCGCCGCATCGTCCGGTCCCAGCGAACTGGTGACGCGGTTCTTCACCCCGGCCAGGCCCACCGTGCCGATGTCGAGCATCGAGCGCTGGGGAATGGTGAGGTGGTCAATGCGCACCTGCTTTTTGAACCATATTTTGACGGCTTTAGGCATCGTTGTTTCGCAGGGTGGCGTATGCGCCGCCATTGCCGTCGACGTCCACTTCGAAGACGGAGTACTCCACGCCGGAACCCTGGAACGTGACGACGGCGCCGCGCACGAATCCGTTCGGGAAGTCGGCCAGGCGCACGAAGATGCGCGCGTAGCGGCCGGGTGAGGCGTCTTCCTTCTGCACCGTTTGGCCGAGAACGACCGAAGCCGAGACGGGTGCCTGCGGTGCGAGTTGGTAGGTGATGGCCTGACCGAACGCCCCCACGCTTTGCGTGAGGGCGAGGTCGGCCAGTGCGGCCCAGTTCATTCGTCTGTGCCTTAGCTGATGAAAGCGCCGTTGAGGCGAACGCGGGTAGTCGCATCGCCTGCGAGAGCCGCGCGGGTGAAAGTCCCGATCAGCTTGTTACCGGTGTTCACGGTCGTCACGCTCATGGCGGTGTTGTCCCAGTAGGCCAATCCGCCCTGCGCGGGAGTTACCGTCGCCGATTTGGTGAGGTCGAAGACGCCTTCGGTGAGGAAGTCGCCCGTCGCGCCGTTGGCTACCGCGTTGGTCGCGACACCGAAGATGCTGCCCACGAGAGCGCCGCCGCCGGAGGCGACGGCATACGGGGCGACAAGCTGAATGCTGTCGCCCTTTTGAACGAAATTCGTCATAGTTTTCTGTTTTCCTTGTTCTTGGATTGAAGGGCGCGGATTAGGCGCCGGGGTTCTTGTAGAAGCCGCGGAAGTCGATCGCTTTGGCGGCGAAGTCGAGGCGCGCCTTCAGTTCCATGCCGTCCACTTCGAAGCCCAGGCGGGTTTCGAGATAGACGCCTTCCTGGCCGGTCAGATATGCGTACTCAATCGTGTCGATCTGATCCGGACCGCAGGCCAGATACCAGGACAGAGCGCTGTTCGTGTCGAGACGGGGTTCGGCAACAACCTGCAGCGCGCCGGCGAACGGGTTGAAATCCGACGCCTTCGTGTAGACGACGTTGGTCTGGTTCACGTACTGCTGCGCGATGGTTTCGAGCGCCGTGGGAACGATCAGGAACTTCGGCATCAGGTCCAGAATCTCGGTTGAGCCGAGGCCGGTCTGCTGACGCATGGCGGCGCGCGCTGTACCCAGGGATGCGACGGAGATCATGGTTCCCGCGCCTGCCAGATTGGCGTGCGGAGAGCTGAAGAGCGCGTTGCCGTCCGCCATGTTCGGGTTGCCGGTGATGATGCCCCACACGAGGTTCGATTCGAGGCGCGCGGCCGCGCGGCCCTGAAGTTCGGGGATGCGCGTGAAGGCGTTCAGGTCGTCATTGATGATGGCCTGACGGCTGACGGCGATGATTTTGCCGTAGGTGCCGAGCGCGTAGGTTTCTTTCCCGTCCGGAATGAAGCCGTACTTGAACTCGCCGGATTCGTCCACCAGTTCCAGCGTGGGCGCGTCACCCAACTGGGTGCGGTTCACCGGCTTGAAGTCGGTTGCCGATGACATCCGGCAGAACGGTTTGAACGTCTGCGGCGCGGCCTGATAGGCGGAGCGGAGGGTCTTGTTCGCAACGTTGGCGAGAATCGACGGGTAATCCGTGGTCCCCGCGCCGGCGAAGGCGAGCTGTGCGATTTCCATCTTCGGAAGCCCGCGGACGTTCTTGCCCTGCGAAGAGAGCATTTCCACGGCGATTTCCATGAGGGACATCGAGCGGTACTGACGGCTTGCGTCATCCAGCTTGTACTGCGCCGGGTTGTGCCGGTGGAGCATCGCGGCAGTGACGGCCGCGAAGCGCGTGTCGGCCTGGTCGCGAGTCACTTCGGCGTTGCTGCGCGTGGGGTTGACGGCGGTACGCTCGGCCAGTTTGGCGAGTACCTGACGGCGCGCCTCATCGGCGGTGGTACCGGAGTCGACCAGTTGATCGGCGAGGGATTCGTCCAGTTGTGCGGTGCGAACCGCGGTTCGGATTTCGCTTACGCGAAGCCGTTCGGCCGTGATGGCCTCGTTTGTCAAACGAGCCACATCGACCGCGTTGTCTTTTTCCATATTTGTCTCCTGAGGGGCTGATGTTGCCCGTTTGCCTGCATTGGGCAGGACTTCCTGGTGAGAGAGGAAGCCCGCCGCTCCATCCGCCGGAATCGGCACGAGGGAAATCTCCATCGGTTGCCAGTCCACGGCGAGATAACTTTTCATTTCCGTCTCGTCGTCAGGGGTAACGTCCTGAAGCTTGCGGATCACCGCGCCCATGCTGACGTTGCGCACGATGCCTGCGGCCACGTCGTTCCAGACATCGGTCACACCGTCGCGCTGGCTGAAGCGGACGTCGGCCATACCGACGCCGTTTTCGATCCACGCTTTGGTGACCACGCCGAGCTGGTCGCCAATGTCGTAGCTCTGATGGGCGTTCAGCAGTGGCGCGCCGCCGTTGAGGCGGGACAGGTCCACATGCGCGGGGTCCATTGAGAACGCGAGATTGTATTTTTCGCCCGAACAGTAGTCCGTTCGCTGCACGCTTGCGCCGGTGTAGAAGCGCATGGTGGCAGTCCGGTTTTCCTTGTCGGCCGAGGACGCCGGCGTGATGTCCGCCGCGAGTAGTTCGAGTTGTGTCGGTGGTTTCTTTTCCACGTTTTGTCCTTAGCTGGCTTTGCCCAGCTCGAAAATTTTGAGAGTGCGGGCGCCGGTGCGATCCGTGTCGATCACGGTGGCGGCGATCTCCGGAGAGACGCCGGTTTCCAGCGCTTTGAGGGTCACCGAAGCGACGGCGGCGAAGGCCTTCGAGCCGATCGCCTTCAGGAGGCGGAACTTGTTCACGCGCCGTTCCGCGCCGCGCGGTCCCAGCAGAACGGTGAACCGTTTGCCCTTAGCTTCGAACTGTTCGAAGGCGGAGAGATCGTCGTACCGAGCGCGGATGGCGCGCCTCAGCTCTTCAATTCGCCGTGCCTTGAAGGCGTGGGGCGCGAATTCCTTTTCGA